TAAAAACGACGAGGTACTGCCATGGAAGAAGTTTAATTCTAACATGGCTATATCCGTTGAGTATGACTTACAGTATTAATGAGAAGTGTATTCGATTTTATAGTTGAACCTGTAGAAGGAAGATATGATAATGAGATAAAAATTGGTGAAAAAAAGTTAATGCTTAATTCAAGCATAGAGGACTTTAAGTTCATAAGCAGAACAGCTAAGGTTGTATCTGTGCCAATTGCTTTTAAATCATCTATCAATGTTGGTGATGTAATAATAATTCACCACAACGTGTTTAGAAGATACTACAATCAAAAAGGCGAAGCCGTTGACAGTAGTAAGCTTTTTAAAGAAAACTTATACTTTTGCCAGCCAGATCAAGTTTATCTTTATAAGAAAAACAATGAATGGATGCCAATAGGCGAAAGATGTTTTATAATGCCAATTAAAGAAAAAAATCCTTTCTCGCTAGATAAAGAGAGAAAACATATAGGAATAGTAAAAATTGGTAACAAGTCGTTAGAAGCGCTAGGAATAACCGAGGGAGATCTTGTAGGCTTTAAAGCTAACAGGGAGTTCGAGTTTATCGTAGACGACCAGCGACTTTATTGTATGGAATCTAATGATATTTTATTAAAGTATGAATATAAAGGAGACGAAGAGGAATATAATCCTAGCTGGGCAAAAAGCAGTTGAGGAGCTTATACAAGTTGCTAAAGAAAAAATAGTTGATTCGGATGACGATATATCTGCAGATAGATTAAAAAATGCTGCAGCAACTAAAAAACTAGCAATATTTGATGCTTTTGAAATACTTAGTAGAATAGATGAAGAAGAAAAGCTTCTTGAAGAAAAGCCTAAAGAGGCGAAACAAGAGAAGGTTTTTAAAGGATTCGCAGAAGGTAGGTCTAAGTAATGTATACGCAAACATTAATAAAGACAGTAAAAGACCACATAAAGCCAGCTGTATTAAAAAGAAATAATAGAAACAAAAAGTGGGATAGAGGCTATAACGCTGAGTATGATATAGTTATAGTAAGCGCAGATGGTACTATAGGTGAGATCGTAGAAATACAAAATCTTAAAATAGCTTTACCTGCTGTACCAGAAAACGTTTATAAATGTTCTGAAGTAAAAGAAGAGCAGATGTGGACAAAGCTAGAATACCCTAAGCAACTATCTAAGATAAAAAGTGTATTCGACTGGCAAAAGTATCCTACTGATTTTAAAGAAGAATGGTATGGATACATCGACAGAGAGTTCGAAAAAAGGGAAAAAGGTTTTTGGTTTTATAACAATGGTACTCCAACTTACATTACTGGTACTCATTACATGTACCTGCAGTGGGCCAAAATTGATGTTGGGGCAGCAGATTATAGGGAGTCAAACAGAATATTCTTCTTATTCTGGGAAGCTTGCAAAGCAGACGCCCGTTGTTATGGAATGTCATATCTCAAGAACAGAAGGTCAGGTTTTTCGTTCATGGCTTCAGCTGAAACCGTTAACATGGCAACAATATCAACCGACGCACGCTTTGGGATTTTGTCCAAATCTGGCGCCGATGCAAAGAAGATGTTCACAGATAAAGTGGTACCTATCAGCGTTAATTACCCGTTTTTCTTCAAACCAATACAAGACGGGATGGACAGGCCAAAGACCGAACTTGCGTACAGGGTACCAGCATCACGTCTTACAAGGCGGAAGCTCAACGAGGGTCAAGTTGAAGAAGATCTTGAGGGTCTCGATACCACCATTGACTGGAAAAACACCGGTGACAACTCGTACGATGGGGAGAAACTAAAACTGCTAGTACACGATGAAAGTGGAAAGTGGGAAAGACCAGATAATATATTAAATAACTGGCGTGTTACTAAAACTTGTTTAAGATTAGGTAGCAGAATTGTTGGAAAGTGTATGATGGGATCTACCTCTAACGCATTAGAAAAAGGAGGTGGTAACTTTAAGAAATTATATTATGCTTCAGACGTCACAAACAGAAACCGCAATGGTCAGACTAGCTCGGGATTATATTCTTTGTTCATTCCTATGGAATGGAACTACGAGGGCTTCATCGATACTTATGGGTTACCTGTATTCGATCAACCAAAAAAAGGAACAGTAGATCCTAGCGGATTACCAATAACGCACGGCGTAATAGAACATTGGGAAAATGAAGTAGATGGTTTAAAAAACGATCAAGACGGTTTAAACGAATACTATCGTCAATTTCCTAGAACTGAAAAACACGCGTTTAGAGACGAAGCTAAGTTATCTTTGTTTAATCTAACTAAGATATACGAACAGATAGATCACAATGAAGACTATTTAAACAGTAAACTAATAACTAAAGGTAGTTTTCAGTGGGAAAACGGTGTTAAAGACACTAGAGTTATTTTCACACCTAACAAAGACGGTAGGTTTTTAATTAGTTGGATTCCATCTTCAAATCACCAAAACAACGTGATAGTAAAGAATGGTGTTAAGTACCCAGGTAATGAGCACATGGGAGCTTTTGGTTGTGATAGCTACGATATATCTGGTACTGTTGATAACAGAGGATCTAAAGGAGCTTTACACGGTTTAACTAAGTTTAGCATGGAAGATCATCCAGTTAATATGTTTTTTTTAGAATATGTAGCTAGACCTCAAACAGCTGAAATGTTTTTTGAAGATATACTAATGGCTTGCGTGTTTTACGGCATGCCAATACTAGCAGAGAATAATAAGCCTAGATTATTATACTATTTTAAAAGAAGAGGTTATAGAGGCTTTTCTATAAATAGACCAGACAAAGTCTACGCTAAACTGTCAACAACAGAAAAAGAAATTGGTGGTATACCAAACTCTAGTGAAGATATTAAACAGGCTCACGCCGCGGCAATTGAATCTTATATTAACGATTTTGTAGGTGCTACAGAAAGAGGTTATGGAAATATGTATTTCCAAAGAACTCTAGAAGAGTGGGCAAAATTCGACATAAACAATAGAACGAAGTTTGATGCGACTATAAGTTCTGGATTAGCTATAATGGCTTGTAACAAAAACAAATACACACCTGTTTTCAAGGCAACTAAAAAGCCAGTGTCAATATCATTTGGTAGATACGATAACAGTGGTTATACCTCAAAAATAAAAAGATAAATGATTTATAAAAGCGTAAATAGCACTTTTCCAAGTCAGGTAGTACCGGACGAAGTAAAGCAGAGTTATGAATACGGCTCAGAAGTTGGTAAAGCTATTGAGAATGAATGGTTCCAAGGAGATCGAGGAGCTGGTTCTGGTGGTAGGTTTGGTAATAACTGGCAAAACTTTCATAGGCTACGTCTGTATGCTAGAGGAGAGCAATCTGTTCAAAAGTATAAAGATGAATTATCTACCAATGGCGACTTGTCTTATCTTAATTTAGATTGGCAGCCTGTTGCTGTTTTGTCTAAGTTTGTAGACATCGTTGTTAATGGTATGACAGATAAAGGGTATAAAATAAAATCATTTGCAACTGACCCTTACGCTCAAAAACAGAGAACAGATTATGCTAGCGCTATTCTTAGAGACATGCAAGCTAAACCTTTGTTAGCTGACATAAAAAACACTCTTGGAGTTGATATGTTTTCAACTGATGACCCTGGTTCTTTACCCGAGTCTAAAGAAGAATTAGATTTATTTATACAGCTAAACTACAAACAAGCAGTAGAGATCGCTGAAGAAGAAGTAATTGATAACATATTAGAGTTTAATAGGTACGAAGAAGTTAAGAAAAGAGTAGCTCAAGATTTAACTGTTCTTGGTATAGGAGTTACTAAAACTGATTTCAATTTATCAGAAGGTGTTACCGTTGATTATGTAGACCCTGCTAATTTAGTTTACTCTTACACTGAAGATCCAAACTTTGAAGACATATACTATGTTGGAGAAGTTAAATCTGTTTCATTGCAAGAACTAAAGAAACAGTTCTCAAATCTTACAGATGCGGAACTAGAAGATATACAAAAACAACCTGCAAGCTATAATTATACTAGACAATATAATGGTCAAGATGATAATTATGATAACGTGCAGGTATTATATTTTGAATACAAAACATATTCAAACCAGGTATTTAAAATAAAACAAACAGATCAAGGCTTAGAAAAAGCGCTTGAAAAGCCTGACACATTTGATCCACCAGCTAATGACAACTTCGAAAGAGTTTCAAGATCTATAGAGGTTTTATATAGCGGAGCTAAAATATTAGGTCAGGACAAAATGCTTAAATGGGAGCTAGCTCAAAATATGACTAGACCTTACAGCAACCAAAACAGAGTTGAGATGAATTATTCTATCTCAGCTCCAAGAATGTATAAAGGACGTATAGATAGTTTAGTTAGTAAGTGTATCGGTTTCACGGATATGATACAAATAACTCATCTAAAAATACAACAGGTGTTATCTAAAATGGTTCCTGACGGTGTTTTTGTAGACGTTGATGGTTTAGCTGAAGTTGATTTAGGCAATGGAACTAGTTACAACCCGCAGGAGGCTCTTAACATGTATTTCTCAACTGGTAGTATAGTTGGTAGATCTTTAACTCAAGACGGTGACCCTAATAGAGGTAAAGTACCTATTCAAGAGTTAAACTCTTCTTCTGGTATAAACAAAATACAAGCGTTGATACAGACTTATCAGTATTATTTACAAATGATACGAGATGTAACTGGATTGAACGAAGCTAGAGATGGTAGCATGCCTGCTAAAGACTCTTTGGTTGGATTACAAAAGCTAGCAGCAGCAAACTCAAACGTTGCTACAAAACACATATTACAGTCTCTTATGTATGTTACAGTTAGAACATGTGAAAATATAAGTCTAAGAGTAGCTGATATGTTAAGCTTTCCTTTAACTAGAGACGCTTTGATGAACTCTATAAACGCGGCAAACGTTGCTACTCTTCAGGAGATAGGTGATTTAAATATGCATGAGTTTGGAATATTCTTAGAGTTAGAACCTGAAGAAGAAGAAAAGCAGCAACTAGAGCAGAACATTCAAGTCGCTCTTCAAACTGGTAGTATAGCTCTTAGCGATGCTATCGATATTAGAGAGATTAGAAACCTAAAACTAGCTAATCAATTTCTTAAGCACCGTCAGAAGATAAAAAGAGATCAAGAACAACAAGCGCAGCAAGCTAATATTCAAGCACAAGCTCAAGCAAATGCTGAGACAGCTGAAAAAGCGGCTATGGCGGAAGTTCAAAAGCAACAAGCATTAGCTCAGACAGAGCTGCAGATCGAACAAGGTAAATCTCAGTTTAAGATTCAGCAAATGCAACAAGAAGCTGAGATAAAAAAGCAATTAATGGCTGAGGAGTTTAGATATCAAATGCAGTTAGCTCAAGTTAGAGCTGATGCAGAAAAAACTAAGCTACAAGATATCGAGGACAGAAAAGACGAAAGAACAAAGATACAAGCTACTCAACAATCAGAGTTGATCAACCAAAGACAAACAGACTCACTGCCAAAGAACTTTGAATCCGCAGGTATGGATAACTTAGGTGGTTTTGGTTTAGAGCAGTTTGACCCTAGGTAAAGAATTTTTTAATTATTTAATTATATTATATTATGTCAGAAATAGTGAAACAAGAAGGAGACTTCAAAATCAAGGCTAAGCCTAAAAAGCCTAAAAAGTTAATCACTGATAATGAAGTGGTTAAGGTAGAGATGCCAAAGGTAACTTTAGAAGAAGCTGAAAAAGTAGCTCCAGAAGTTACAAAGGTAGAAATAAAAGCAGAACCTAAACAAGAAGCTCAAGAAGTTCAAGAAGTAGCAAAAGTAGAAATTGCTTCTGAAGAGCCAGAGCAGGTTATGCAAGAAATAATAGAGGAGGAAGTCGCTGAAAAAGTAGAGCAACTCGAGGAGCAGTTTGACAAAGCTTTAGATAATCAACAGGAGAAAGGAAAGCCTTTACCTGAAAACATCGAGAAGCTAGTTACTTTTATGGAAGAAACTGGAGGAACTTTAAACGACTACGTTAGACTAAACACAGACTATTCAAATGTCAACGAAGATACTTTATTAAAAGAATATTACAAAAAAACAAAACCTTACTTAGAGGGTGAGGATATAAATTTAATCTTAGAAGACTTTTCATATGATGAAGAGTTAGATGAGGAAAGAGATATACGTAAGAAAAAAATTGCGTATAAAGAGGAGGTTGCAAAAGCTAGAACCTTTCTAGAGGAAACAAAGAGTAAATACTACGACGAAATCAAGTTGAGACCCGGCGTAACTCAAGACCAACAGAAAGCTACTGACTTTTTTAATCGCTACAAAGAAGATCAAGAAGCTGCTAAACAAAGGCATAATGATTTTACACAAAATACTAAAAACTTATTAAACGAAGATTTCAAAGGTTTTGATTTCAATGTCGGTGAAAAAAAGTTTAGGTATGGAGTTAAAAACGTTAAAGAGGTTGCTGAGGCTCAATCTGATATTTCTAATTTTATAGGGAAGTTCCTAGATAAAAAAGGAAACATTGCAGATACCAAAGGATACCACAAAGCTTTATATGCAGCGCGTAACGCGGACACTATAGCGCAACACTTTTACGAGCAGGGTAAAGCCGACGCTGTTAAAGACGTTGTTGCTAAATCCAAGAACATAAGTACAGAGCCTAGAAAAAACTCTAGTGGCAATGTGTTTATTAATGGATTAAAAGTTAAAGCAATTACCGGTCTTGATTCTTCAAAATTAAAAGTAAGAACAAAAAAATTTAACTAAAAAAAACAATTATTATGGCATTAGATCCATTATTTGGTAGTATCGTACCATCACAAAAACAACAAACATTAGCAACAAACTTCTTATCATTTAACGGAGGAACTGGAACTGGAGATAGCGACACTTTCGCTCAACAGTATTTACCAGAAATCTACGAACAAGAAATCGAGCGTTATGGAAACAGAACGTTATCTGGATTCTTACGTATGGTAGGAGCTGAAATGCCAATGTCTTCTGATCAAGTAATCTGGTCAGAACAAAATAGATTACACATCTCTTACACGGATGTAACTAACGACAATGTAAACACTTTAACTATTCCTGTTTCTGCAACTGTAAGAAACGTAATCTCTGTTGGATCAACTATCGTTGCTATCGACAAGTTAGGTGTAGAATTAAAATGTGTTGTTACAGCTTCTAACCTTTCAACAGGTGCTTTAACTGTAGCTCCTTACACTGCTGTTAATACTGCTGCTTTAGCAGATGACGACATCAAGATCTTTGTATATGGATCAGAATATGGAAAAGGATCAAGCACTCCTAACTACTCTGCTTCACAAACAGATGGTTATGTAAGCGTAGAACCAGACTTCACACAGTTCTCTAACTCTCCAATCATCATTAGAAACAAATACGTAGTATCTGGATCTGACATGGCACAAATTGGATGGGTAGAAGTAGCAACTGAAGATGGAACTTCTGGATACTTATGGTATTTGAAAGCTGAATCTGAAACAAGATTACGTTTTGAAGACTATTTAGAAATGTCTGTAGTAGAAGGAGAAAAAGCTTCTGCAACTGGTGCTGGATCTGCTGCTGCAGCTGGATACAAAGGTACTGAAGGTTTATTTGCTGCTATCAAGTCTAGAGGAAATGAAGAAGCTGGATTCAACGCTGCTGCTGATGCATTAGGAGAATTCGACGCTATCTTAAAGAACTTAGATACTCAAGGAGCTATTGAAGAGAATATGTTATTCTTAAACAGACAAACTTCTTTAGGATTTGACGATATGTTAGCTGGATTAAACGGTGGAAACGCTGGAGCTGGTTCTGCATATGGTATCTTTGAGAACTCTGAAGATATGGCATTGAACTTAGGATTCTCTGGATTCCGTCGAGGTTCTTATGACTTCTACAAGACTGACTGGAAATACTTAAACGATGCTTCTACAAGAGGTGGTGTAACTGAAGCTGCTGCTGTAGCTGCTCCTGTTGCTGCTATCGACGGTGTATTAGTACCTGCTGGAACTTCTACTGTTTATGACCAAGTATTAGGAACAAACATTAGACGTCCATTCTTGCACGTACGTTATAGAGCTTCTCAAGCTGATGACAGAAGAATGAAGCAATGGTTAACTGGTTCTGCTGGTGGAGCAATGACTTCTGACTTAGACGCTATGGAAGTAAACTTCTTATCTGAAAGATGTTTATGTGTACAAGGTGCTAACAACTTCGTATTGTTCACTAAGTAAGAGTATATTAATGTAATTCTTACCCTCGTTATATCAACGGGGGTAATTATTACCCTTATTAAATTATTAAATTATATTATATCATGAAAACAAAAGTAAAAGCAAATGAAAAGTGGGAGATCAAAGATAGAACCTATTTTGTCACAGGATCGTACCAACCATTAACGTTAAGAATACCAGCTAGGCACAGTTTAAAATCGCCTATGCTTTATTATGACGAAGAAACAAATGAACAAAGAGAATTAAGATACGCTACCAATATGTCATCACCGTTTAAAGATGAACAAAAAGGAGAAGTAACTTTAGGTCATATCTTATTTAAAGATGGATCTTTGTTTGTACCAAAAAGAAATCAACAATTACAAAAACTTTTATCACTATATCACCCTTTAAAAGGGATTAGATATACTGAATTTGACGCTGTTGAAGAAGCTGAAGATGAGTTAGATGTTATGGAGATGCAAATTGAAGCTTTAAATGCTGCTATGTCACTGGACGTTGACCAGTCAGAAGCAATATTGAGAGTAGAATTAGGATCTAGAGTTAGTAACATGTCATCTAAGGAACTTAAAAGAGATTTACTACTATTCGCAAGGCAGAATCCTGCTTTGTTCTTAGAACTCGCTAAAGATGAAAACGTACAATTAAGAAACTTTGCTATCAAAGCCGTAGAAGCTAAGATTATCAAGTTATCACAAGATCAAAGATCGTTTTCTTGGGCAAGTAATGGTAAGAAACTAATGACAGTTCCTTTCGATGAAAATCCTTACTCAGCTATGGCAGCGTACTTCAAAACAGACGAAGGTGTAGAAGTCTTCAAGTCTGTGGAGAAAAAACTTAAATAGCATGTAATACTAATATAATGGGGATCACTTCGGTGGTCTCCTTTGTATTATAACAAATATAAAAAATAATGGCAATAAACGTAGATACAGTATACAAAACAGTTCTGTTAATACTTAACAAAGAGCAGAGGGGTTATATGACGCCTGATGAATTTAATAGGGTGGCTACTCAAGTACAATTAGATGTTTTTGAGCAGTACTTCGATGATTTAAACCAGCAACTACGTGTTCCACAATCAGACTACGATTACTCAGATAGACAGATGAGTATCGATGAAAAACTTTCACCATTTAAAACTTCTGGTAATTGTGTTTTTTCTACTAATAAATTTTCATTACCCGTACTGGACGACGCTGGTAATGATGTTGTTTATGGTGGTGTAGAACCTACTGGCTCTCAAGTAGCTTTCCACAGCTTAGGCACGGTGCTATACACACCTTTAACAGGTTTTCCAGTAGAAATTCAACGACTAGCTCGTAACGAGTTCTACAATATACAACAATCTCCTTTAACGGCTTCAACAAAAGACTTTCCTACTTACTTATATGAAAGCGGTAAGTTAACAGTAAGTCCTTCTACGATACAGTCAGCTGTTAGCACTAGCTTCTTGAGAAAACCAAAGAACGTTAACTGGGGCTTTACCATAGGTAACTTAGGTCAATACTTATACTCGGCGGCTTCCTCTCAAAACTTTGAGTTAAACGCCGGTGAGCAAGTCAATGTAATATCTAGAGTTTTATTTTACTCTGGTGTTATTATCAGAGATCCACAAGTTATACAAGTTGCTGCTTCAGAGATACAACAAAACGAAATAAATAAAAAAAGCTAATAGATGTCATTACTAACAGAAAACAATAGACAATACTACGAAGGTGCTCAAGGTTTTAGAGGTGACGGATCTACAGTTTCTTTTGTTACAACTTTCGACACTGATTTAGAGTGGTACTCTGCTTCTAGCTCGGATATAAACTACAGTAAAAATAACTTTAAACTTTACAGCAGCTCTAACGGTCTTCCTGGCAGTTGGAGTGAAGTTGTTTCTGGTTACACGGTTTCGGGAAACACTATAACATACTCTACAGCTCCTGTGGATTCTTTATACATAGTTGTTCAGTTAAAAAGATTAGACGGAGGAAACTACGGTAACACATATGCTGAAAAAGCAGTTGGTGAAACAGTTGAGAAAAACTACGGCTCATACGCTTATACAAAACTAAACGACGTTATTAATAACTTTATCGTAGCTTACGTTGGTGCTGGTAAGCTTATACCTAGCGTCAAAAGAACTGACGTTATATTTCACGCTAAAAGAGCTATGCAAGAGTTTAGCTATGATACTTTAAGAAGCGTAAACTCTCAAGAACTTACCGTGCCAAACAGTTTGAGTCTAGCTATACCTCAAGATTACGTCAACTACGTTAATGTTAGTTGGGTTGATGACCAAGGTGTTAAACATGTTATGACTCCTACTTCAATCACGTCTAACCCAGGTGAGACACCACTTCAATCAAATAATGGTCAGCCAATGCAGGATAATTTTGGTGATAACCTAGGTGGTACTTCAATAACAGAAGACAGATGGAGCAATAACGCTTTAAAGAATAGAAGAGACGTTATAGACAACGGTGATTTTAGTTGGGACTTACTGTACGGAGAACAATCCTACGGTGTTGGCCAGTTGTATGGTCTTGATCCGCAAAACGCCAACATAAACGGTTACTTCACTATAAACGAT